ATCAGAACGCCCGATATGGCGCCGAGCGCGGCCGCGACTATCTGGCCGTTGTCGGCCACCCACTTGAGCGCGCCGTCCACGAAGCCGATGAACGCGCTCGCCACGTCCTTGATAGACGGCAGCCCCTCGGTGAAGTAGCCGAACCACGTCTGCACCTGCTCGCCGATGGACGCCAGCGATTCGCCGATGTCCGTGCCGAGCACGGTGTACTTCAGCCAGTTGAGGGCGTCGCCGATGCGCGTCATGAAGTCGAGCACGCCCGTCGAGAAGCCGTTTATGACGTCCGCGATGTTCGACTGCCCGAACACGTCGAGGATGGCCGCCCATCCCGCGCCGATGCGGTTGCCGACGTTCGTGAGCGCCGTGCCGATGGTGGACGTGGCCGCCGTGACCTGCTCGGAGAACGAGCCGAACTCGCCCACGCCCTCCTCGTTGAGCGCGATTATGGCGTCGAGGAAGTCGTCCATTGGTATCTGGCTCTGCCGCAGGCCCTCGCCGAGCTGCGAGGAGGTCATGCCCATCGACTGGGCGACCTGCTCGAGCTGGGCGGGCATGGCGCTCATGAGCGAGCGCCATTCGAGCATGTCGGGCTTGCCCTTCGCGACCGCCTGGCTGAACTGCTCCAATGCGGACGCCTGCAGCGACGCGGGCGCCGCGCCTGCGACGAGCGCGTTGTTGAACGCGATGAACACGTCCGTGGCGCGGTCGACGTCCCCGAAGGACGTCGTGAGGCGCTGGACGGCCTGCACGCCGCCCTGCAGCGACGTGGGCAGGCCGACGAGCGACCGCTGGATGCGGTCGACCGCATCGGCCGCCGTCCCCGCGTCGACGCCCAGGTTTGCCATGACGCGGGGGAAGTTCTTGATGATGTCGAGGCGCTCGATGCCCGTTGACAGCCCGCCCATGACCTGGTTGAAGCCGGACGAGACGAGGTTGCCCACGGCCACGCCGAGCGCCGTGCCCTTGATGCTCGACAGGAACGAGCCGTTGAAGGCCTTGCCCGAGCTGGTGCCGGCGCCGTCGAGCCCGCTCACGATCTGGCCGTTGAACTTGCTCATGTCGGGCATGATTGTGATGTAGTAGGAGCCGATGGATGCCATCAGACCGCAGCCTCCAATCCTTCCAGCCCGAGCGCGGCGGCGACGTACGCGCTGCGCGACGCCTCGCGCTCCTCGATGCTTTCCTTTAGCTCTTCCTCGCCGTCGAAGCGTATGGGCTCCGGTATGTTGACCTTGCGCTTGGCGTCCTCGCTGTTCGCGTAGAGCCATATGCGCTGGTTGTATTCGATTTCTCTGAGCAGGGCGTCGGTCGTGGTGACGCCCGCCAGCGGCGATGCGGCGCGCTTGAGCCTGCTGGACCCCGGCAGCTGCGCCGCGAGTATCGATGCGCGGTCGACGTCGCGCGTGTGCTCCTCGCCGAACACGTCCATGTCCCACAGGTCGATGCCGTAGTATTCGCGGAAGTCCGCGTACAGCTCGTCGTGGTGGCGTGCGAGCGCGACCGCGAGCACCGTCAGTTTTTTACCTGCGCGCCTTCCTTCTCGGAGATGGCGATGAGCAGCTCGCCCATCGCCTCGATGTCGTCGTCCAGCCTCTCGGCGGCCTCGTCGGCCCTGCCGCACAGGATGGCGTCGGCGCTCTCGAATATCTTGGACTCCTCGTCCATGCGCGCGAGCGCGCGCTGGAACTTCCAGCTCTTGAGGGGCATAACGTCGTACTCGAACTCCTCGCCCCGAAACTCGATGGTGGGCATGTGCTCTCCTCCCTATCGCATGGGACGGGCGGGGTCTCCCCCGCCCGCCTCCGCCTAAAGCGCCGCCTCGATGGCGGCGATGATCTCGGCTTTGGTCATCGACATCGACACGCCGCCTATGCCGCGCTCAGCCGCGAAGTCAACTAGCTGCTGCTTGGTGTAGGCGCCGAGGTTGGACGTGTCGATGCTTAAGGGTTTGTGGTCGCGGTCGTCTCGTTGGACTCGATGAAGTCCTTGCACCCCGAGCCTGCGGCGTCGGTGATGTAGGTGAGCGTCACGGTGCGCTGCGCGGCCGTGGTCTTGTTGCCCGTGAAGTCGCCGCGGTCCGTGACCTTGGCGCTCGGGATGAACTTGACCCACTTGCGGCCGTTCTTGAGGAGCAGCAGCAGGGCGTAGGCGCGCGTCTCGCCGGACTTGCCCCAGTTGTGGTCGACGGTGATGACGCCGCCGGCGTCGGTGACGTTCTCGTGGCCGTACTGGGTAGCCAGCGGGTTCTTGGCGATCTCCATGAGTCCGATCTCGAGCGTCTCGGTGTAGCTGCCCTCGGCCTCGTCCACGGTGTCGAGGTTGATGTCGCGCAGCGTCTCGCCGCCGTCGACGGAGACGGACTCGGTGAAGCCGTCCTCGGGGATGTAGCCCTGGATCTCCCACGAATCGGTGGAGGGGGTCCAGGTTTTGAAGTTGGCGGCGGTCGGGACGTCTTCCACGCCCTCGGCGGCGGAGAAGAAGTAGCCGCCCTGCACGCCCTTGGTCGTGGACACGTTCGCCTTGTTGTTGGGCATATGTGCCTCCTTATTCGTCTATGTTGAAAACCATGCGGACGGTCAGCGCGTATCGCGCCTGCCCGTTGCCGCTCCACTCGTCGCGCGCCATGTTGTCCATGGCGACGGACGAGAGCCATGCATGCGTCTCGGCGGCTTCGGAGAGGGCGTGGAGCGCGGATACGGCGATGCCGCGCGCGTCCATGTCCGTGAGCCCCCAGCACATGAGCGAGTAGGTCGGCCTCAGCAGGAACCCGTCGGACTCCTCCGCTTCGAGCGACACCATCACGAGGCGCTCGGGGCGCCTCATGGGGATGTCGGTCGACACGGGGACGTCCAAGGCGTCCGCGAGGATGCCTACGACGATCTCTGTGGTGTCAATCATCGGAACCCTCCGTACGTCGGCCTGGAGTGCCAGAGCGCCTGCGTCTTGCGCCCACGGTAGAAGCCGCCCGTGTCGGGCTCCTGTCCCGTGACGCGGACGTAGCTTCTGAACGAGCCGCGCACCGTCGTGACGGTGTACCTCTCGTTGGCGAGCGCCGATGCGTGCGCGGCGGACACGTACGCGGCGTCCTCGCAGGCCCCCACGGGGCCCGATTCGTTGGGGATGCGCTTGAACGCGTCCTTGTCGAGCACCCATACGCCGCCGCGCGTGCGGACTCCCCTAGCCATCGGTCGCCGCCGCCCTCACGAGCCACGAGTAGTCGCCGGGCGTGTTCGCCCGCATCTTGCTCATGGGTATGTCGAGCACGAGCCATTCGCGGCCGCTCATCGTCGCATCGTCGGTCGGGTACGCGGCGATCTTCGCGCGCCGCAGGTCGGCGTCCACCGTCTTCTTGAGGAAGAACGACATCTCCGAGCGCACGCCGTACGGTCGGCCGTCGTCGATGTCGGGCGAGCTGCCGTCGTTCTCCGTCCAGCCTGGCGCGTAGACGCACACCGTCTCGATGTCGGGCTCGTCCCCGTAGCGGACGCGCCTGTTGCCGTAGGCGTCAGCCGCCTCCTCGCGCGCGAGCCAGATGCGGCACGGGACGGGCTGGAACGGCATAGCAAAGCTAGGAGTTGCTGCCATACCAACCATCCACCTTCGCGGGAATGGACGCCGCCCAGTCGCCGCCGATGCCCAGCAGCTCGCGCTCCGCTGCGGTGATGTAGAGGTCGCCGCTCGGGTTGGCGTAGTGGAGGCTCTGCTGGAACGGGCCCATCTGGGCGTCGGCCTGCGTCGCGCCGAAGACGCCGCTGTCCGAGGTCGCCATGGCGCGCTTGACCATGCTCATGGAGACGGACTTGAGCGCGGCGGCCTGCATCTCGTCCGATTCGTCGACGGTGACGGCTCGGCGCAGCATGAGCCCCGCATCCTCGAGCGCGCCGTCGACCATGGACTCCTTGTCGGCGTCCACCGCGCCGTATCGCGCCTCGTATTCCTCGAGCGTGGCGAAAGCGTACTCTGCCATGGCGCGCCCCCTACTGCTTGTCTGTCTTCTTGGGCGCGCGCTTGCGCGGCGCCTCCTTCTTGCCGTCCTCGGGGTCGGCGGGAACGGCGAAACCGCGCGACTGGTAGAGCCGCGCGGTGTCCTCGTCGCTCACGTCGATGGTCATGCCCGTGACGGGAACGAGCATCTTCATGCCGTCTAGGCAGCGATGGTGAGCTTGCCGAACGCTGCGGCGTCCTTGACCACCACGCCGACCTCGGCCTCGATGCGGACGGCGAACATGTTGCGCTGCCAGAGGTTGATCTGGTTGGTTCCGTCGTTGATGGTGGCCTCCTCGGAGATGTCCATGCGGATGCCCTCGACGATGCCGTAGCGGAGCTGCGACCAATCGCCCACGAAGCCCGCTACGTTCGGGGTGCCGGCGGCGTAGACGTTGGACGTCTCGACCACGCGGGCGCCGAGGATGCGGGAGATCGCGGACTCGTCGTTCACGTTGGGGAGGAACAGCGGGCGCTGTGCGCCGTCCTTGGCCTGCAGGAGCAGTGCCTCGAGCTGCGGGGACACGACGATGCCGTTCATGCGGCCGCCTGCGGTGCCGATGGCGGCCATGGCGGTCACGAGCTGGTCGTAGGCGGTGGCGGCGGTCATGGCGTAGCCCGTGGCGCCGGCGAGGACGTCGAAGCCCGTGCCGGGAGCGGTGCCGTTGAACACGGTCTCGTCAAGCTTCTTGCCGATGGCGGCGGGGGCGCGGCGG